TTGCAGAGCATCATTGTAGGCTTCCGCTTTCGCCGCATCTTCTGCAGTCGCACCGCCACCCAATGCATTGAGTTCTTTTCTTGCTGCCGTTAACCCTTCAGTACCTTCACGCAACATGATCAGCATTTTGCGACCGTCTTGCCCAAAGGCCGCATCAGCAAAGGCCATTTGCTCTTGCGGCGTTTCAAGCTGAGAGAACTCTTCAAGGAGCATCTCATAAGCCTGCTTGGTGTCTTTTGCTCCCTGTAAGTCTTTATGCAGCGCGTTCTCACTCTTCTTGAGGTAAGAGCCTAGCGCACCTGAGCCCGTTTGTTGCAGCACTCCAAGTCGCTTGGTAAAGCGAAGCATGGAGTTAGACAGTGCGTCAGAGCTTACCCCCGCATGTTCAGCTTGGGACTGCATGGCTTGGAGTTCTTGAATGGGTAGAGTTAGGGTCGCCGATGTCTTTGCCAGGTTGTCCATTTCACCTGCAGCGCCATTCACTTGTGTTACTAACCCAGCAAAGCTCAAACCACTTAAAAGCGCGGCGCCTTTTCCTGCCGCTGCAGCGCCGACCTTTGGAAATTTGATCGAACGGTTCAGCTTTTGAATCGGGCTCATGACTCTTTGTAAGGTGGTATAACGCTTACTAAGCCTGCCAATTTCCTTACCGTGCTTCTTGTAACTTCGATTCAGTCGGTCGTACTCATCATCAAGATTCCCTGTATTTACTCCTGTCTTTTTTAACTGGGTATCGAGCTTTTCTAAATGGGACTTGTAACCCTCTTGCTCCGTGTTTAGTTTGCTCAGCTTAGCTTGCTGTTTTGTGATTTTCTCCGTGAGCGCAGCGCTTGGGGATTCAACGCCTGCTGCTTTTACTTTTAACTCCTCAAGTTTTTCGTTAACCGCAGCAACAGCAATGGCGTTCTTGTCCATTGCTTTTCGTGACATTTTTAAAGAGTCAATCATCCCCATTGCGGCAGAGTCATCAGCCTGTGTCTTCTGTACCTTCTTGATGGACTTGGCGTAATAATCGCTCTCGCCACTCATCCCTTTGAGAACGGCTGAAGTTTTATCTTTCATATCCATGAGAACAGACAGTTTCATTTTCATTCTGGATAACCTTTTGTTGATACAAAAAAAGAGAGCTTATTCGCTCTCTTGTGGTGTTTGTTCGTGCCTCTCTCGGGCAAGCTCTCGAAACAGTAATAGATCGTCGTAGCTGAGTTTGTCTATTTCGCTTGGGGGCCAATGAAACACAAGGGCGATATCTGCGTAATAGTCTTCAACTCGCTCTATCACTATTCCGTCGCGACGAAAAAAGAGGCAAGCGTCGTGAGCAAAGGCGCCCAGTTCTCTGGGGGCATGTTGATAATGTCACGCTCGTTCAAGCAAGAGATTCGAGGTAATAGGGTTTGTCCTGCTTCAAACTTCATTCCGCACACATCTATCAAGCTTAATCCGCGCAAATGCCCAGAGTGTGGCTTGCTGATATCAATATGCGTAAGCGCTTTGCCGTCTTTTTCAATGGGCGAGGCCAGTTCAGCGACCTTGATTTGTGACTCGTCTTTAATGGGGTTGGTCATAACCAAGCTCCTTTTGTAATGCTTCTAGTTTCTTCTTCACGCCGCCTTTCTGCGGGTCTAGCTTCATCACTAGCTCAAACAGATTGTGCGCCTTTTCTTTTTCACCAGCTTCAAAGTGCCAATCACCGACTAGGCGGAACATCTTCACTTTGAGTGGGGCGTTAGTAGCAAGTTCGCCAGCCAGTAAGTCACTCACGGCTTTGAGTAGGTATTCACGCTTGTACGCTTTCTTTTCTGTGTGCGCTTTGTGCGTGTACTTAAATACGTAATCACAGAAGCCCGTTTGACCATTCACTTTGAAATTAGCCGGTGTTTCTAATCCGCCATCGATGGCCGCTCGAAAGTCATCGTGGATCTCTTCAAACTGGCCAAGGTCAAAGTGCCACATATAAAAGCACCACATCACATCGAGGTTGCCGTAGTCGCCTTTGTGAGTGTCCAGTAGCTTTTCAACCAATGGTCGGTACTTGTTAATGAGCTCTTGCTTGTACGGGTCTTTCTCTTTCGAGCCAGACAAAGTGCGTAGATAGCTTTGGTCTTGCTTAAACACGAGTTGTGTTTCTTCCCAGGGCTTATCAGCAAAAGCGGTGCGAACGGCTTGGCTCAATGCTGACCCGTTCATTGCGCCAACATCGTTGAGAAGGTCGACACTGTCGGTAGCTTCAAAGGCTTCAACCGGTTCTGGCTTTGCCTTCTGAGCCTCTCGTTTCATCAGTATGGATAACATGTTCTTTCTCCTTACTGCGGGATGAGTTCGTCACCGTTGAAGAGCACTTCAAGCTGACCATCTTTTATCGCAACCGTAAGCGGGTCGACTGTCCATGCGCCTTTCAAGGTGTAAGCGCGGTTTGTGTTCGTTTCTAAGGTGATGTCTTCACCCACAAAATCAGCAATGGCTTTCTCATCGGTGTCTTGAGCGTGAATGATGGTGCATTTAATAAAAGGCGCATCCGAGAATTGTTCAGAGAAACCCAAAGGGCCATCGTCACCCATTATGGTTTCGCGCTTCATGTTGCCGAGGCCATATTCCGCCCCTTCTTTGATGGGAAGGCGTCCCAATGAACCGGCGTTAAGGACAGCACGGCTAGTAATTTTTGTTCCCATGACTTACTTCCTAAATTGAATTTTGCCTGCAACGATAATCAAACCGTTCACGAACTGCGGTGAATCTTGGTAGTTGACGCGCTGCTTGTTGGTTTCATCGAGCTCGACAATGAGCGACTTTTTATAGCCATCGAAATCTTGCACGATGCCTTGGTATTCCAAATCTCGATACAAGGTCAACAGCTTGGCTTTGAACATGGTCGGCGTCACAATCGGCTGACCTTTGGCGAACTTGGTACCGTCTTTCGCTACCTTGTGGCGAGGGTAGACACTTAAGATCAACGAACGTTGTTTCTGACGAAAATACATGGCGGTTGCCGGTGTCATGACATCGAGGTAACTGTTGTCCGTTACGCCAGCTGCGTTTTCTGTGTAAGCAGTAACGGCGCGCTCGACTAACACTTCATTCGCTGAGTTCACCGTGTACGTACTCAACCCTTCATACAAAAAGAGGTTACGTTCAGCCCAGTCCCATTCTTGTGCTGCCAGTGAGTAAACACCGTTTAACTTGAGCGTTTGCAGGGGTCTGCAAGGGTCAATGGCCAATGATGGGGCGATTTGACCAACCCATGCGCCAATCGCTGCCGCGTCAGACAGTGGCGCTTCTGCAGAATCACCCAAGTTATTGATGGGCAGAAAGTTGATTAACGCGCAGTTGCTTGTTGGTGCAAAGGTGATGAGCTCTGCGTGTGTGCCTTTCTTGGGTAGATACGCAATACCTGGTACTTGCTCTAATGCGCCATATCGCTCTTCAAGAAAAGTCCCTAACTCACGAATGGTGGTGCTGTCGTTCAATGAACACATGATGTGGTGATATTGAACGTCACCCAATGCGGCTAAGGCGCTTGCGGTATCACTATCTTCAACACTGACCGCAAAGATAGGCATGGTTTTATCTTGCTTACGGAAATAGGTGATCATTTCTACTATGTCGCTATTGGCACCAAACGAAGCTGCAGCAATCGTCTCATCCATACAAAGCGTGACTTTGTTTGGTGCGACTGTGGCATCACTGACCGCATTACCGATCGCCAAGATAACTTGCAGGTCTTCTGCGCTGTTTGCCAGGCTATTATCAATTTCAATGTAGACTCCGGGAACGCGAGCGGTGCTTGGTACTTCAGCAAAACCAATACTCATTATTTAGTTTCCTTCTTGGCTGTGGGCTTGGCTGTTTTATCGATGACCACGATACTTTTTTCAGCGAGTCGACGTAGCCAGTAAGCGTTACGAGGTTTATCTTCACCTGCCGCTTTCAGTGGCTCTCGGGTTGTTGGGTCTTTCACGATTAAGCTTGTTTTCGCTGGCTTAATCTTGAAAGTGGGTAGCGCCGTTTTCTCGACTTCTTGTTTATTCATTACGCTGCATCCTCTAGTGCAAAGTGTTCCGCTGCCATGGCGAGTAACTCTCGCTCTAGAGCAGGCGTCCAACCAATGAAGGTTCGTTTGGGCATTTGGTAATTGCGTTTGGCTTTCACGCCACCTGTCCATTGACCTGTTTTACTGTTGTAGTGACCATTAACACGAGTCGTAAATGACACTTGAGCGCCTTGGTTGTGCTCTTGGCCAATGCGACCTGCGACGCCTTTTAGACCAACCTCAAAGCTCTCTTCTGTAACGTGAGTTCTTAACGCCTGGCCAAAACCAAGCAACATGTTTTTATTGTTCACGGTGTTCTGCGCTTGAGTGCCATCCCATAGTTGGGTTGTTTTTCTCCGCGTTCGGCTTTGGTACGGGTTGTTGTCTATATCTCGCTGAGCTCGAATTTGCTGACGAAAGAACTGCCTTGCGCGGTTGGCCATGCGTTTATTCAGCTCAAACTTATCACTGGCCGTCAGCACTAAGCTTTCCACAACTTGAGTCAGTTGCTCAGGCGTCGCGAGGGTTAATTCACTCATGGCAAATCATTTAAGTGGCCGACAAAGTAGACCAATTCACCAAGTTGGTCTTCATCGGCTCGCGCTTCAAAACCACTGATACATTCATAACGGGTATCACCTTGCTTCCAATTGCCTTGTTCGTTTTCTTGAAGGTCGAACTCTTCACGAATATCAACTTTCAGCTTGAGATCAAATGCACCTTTATCGAGAGGCTCTAGCGCGAACGTCGGCATGGGTAAGCCTTTTTCCGCTCGCTCTGGGTCGTACTTATTGAGCCAGCTGACTAAATGCATAAACAACACTTGCGGCTCTAACTTGGCGCTTTGCAAGAAAACGATGGCGGTATATTCAATTTCAAACCCATCGACATCGGCACCCTGACCACAAAATAAGGCGCCATCCTCCGCCCATACATCCATTTTGGCCGCGTCTGTCACATGGCTTTTGAATAGGTCAGTTAAGCTTTGCAATGCTTTCATTACACCCTCTCAAAGCAGTAGGTTTCTTCTGCGTGAATCAACATGTCTATGCCCTGGCGGTACTGCACTTCGCACTCTTCTTTCTTAATGGTGAGCGCTTCTTGTCGGTCTGCCGCTTCAGCGGTGGCGTCACCACTCATTTGCACGCTAATCAGTTGAGCGGCGGTTAGTGCGAATACGGCCTGCTTATAAAGTGTTTCGGCCGAGTCATCATCACCAAAGCGCTCTTGAGATAATTCCGTCAAGCTAGCAAAAGGCGCGAAGGTGTCTTTAAGTTCAGAATGCACTTTAATGCGTGACACCGTAGCGTGGTGCAGAATGCCTGCCTCTGTTTCATTGCTTTGGAAATGGAACAGAGACTGAAACTCTGAAATTTTCAGGGCTGGATATTTGCCCGAGGCTGGCAACTCAGATTCATAGCGCTCGTTTTTATCACCGACAAATTCCATGATGTATCCTTACAGGGTTAGGGAATGCAGGCCGACAATCGCGAATAACAGTTAGCACCAAAGCGCATCTGAAACAGCAATAGAGCCTGCATTGAGGGGGTGTTAGTTTCTAGCGGTTGGCTTAATGCCAAGCACCGTTAATCCAAAGCTTCACGTTTTTGAATTCAATGGCTGCGGCTTTGCCAACTTCTTCGATCACGTAAGCCATGTTCATCGACTCAAAGTTTTCAATTTGGTCTTTTTCGTCGTTCTTCTTACCTGTAGAGCGGCGAACTGAACCTTCTTGAATGTAGATGGATAAGTTGTCGTAACTGGTCACCATGATGCCCGTCGAAGGGAAGCCTGGTACTTTCACTGCAGGTATACCGCCATAAGTACCGATGACTTGCAGCTCTTGGATTTTGCCTTTTTCGCTTGGCGTATTACCGTGCGCTTCGTAGAACTTGGCTTTGTCATAGGCAAGCAAGTCAGAGCCGATGATGGCCACAAGGTTTGAATCATTTTCACAGGCGTCATGCAGTAGGTTTTTCGTTTCAAGCACGGCTAAGTCTAGGTTAATGAAGTCACCACCTTCACCGATACGAATTTCACCATCCGCTTTTTGCCCCGTGGTGATTAAGCGCTCTGCGTTATGGTCACGCATGGCTTGGAACCAGCCTTTGTTCACGTCTTCACCGTTTGGGTTGGCGCTAGCATCGGTATTTTTAGCGACACTTACGCCATACCAACCAATCGTGATTTTATTGGCGTCAATCTGCTCTCGGGTTGCTTTACTTATCAAGGCATTGAAGTTCTTATGATGCGCCCACGCGTCCAGTTTTGCGTAACGAAGCGCGGTATCAAAGTTCGTTTGCTCACACATGTAAGGCATTGCCCCCATGCTTGAATGATCTTTTGGTGTACGTTTGCCCGAGCCCGACGTATCGGTACGACTGGCAATCATGCCTGTAGCGCCAAGACCAATGGATTCACCTTTTTGGTTTTTCACTGAGATGATGTTGATTTTGTTAAGGAACCAACTGCTTTCACGGATAGCCGCGATAATGCGCTGAGTGCCATTCGGGCTCACATTAAACTTCTCGGTTGCATCATCCACATCGTTTTGCGCTGCCACGGCTTTCACGTAGGCACTGAGTTTTATTTTGGTCTGCTTTTGCATGTTCTTACCTAATTCAATTCGTTATGGGTTGAGGGCGTGTCGAAGCCTATAAGTAGCGCTCTTCGTCATTACCTTCACCGGCTAACTTGCGCTGCTCTTCATCGGTCAATTTGCTGAATTTTTCAATTTGGCCAGTTAGGTTTTCTACCTGTGAAGACAAAGTCTCTACCTGGTCTTTTAGTTCGGTGACATCCGTACTTTCTTCAGGTTCAGCGGGTTGCTCGGGCGGCTTACCATTGGTGTTTAACTTTTCAACTTGCTCATTTAACTGGCTGAGTTGTTGCTGATTTTCTTTACCTTGCTCAATGCTTTGCTTGAGTAGCTCTTCAAGTTCTTTACTCATGTCGTTTTCTTCCTGTTGTTGTGAGAGCTGCTCAAGTTCACCTTCGCCCTTAAGCCAGCGTTTAAATGTATGGAGCATCGAGGCTTCTTCCTCGGTGTCTTTCGAGAGTTGTTCTGGGGTAATTTGAAAGCTCGTTGGGACGCACGCTTTATCTTTGTTGCTGGCAGACAGTTGAATCTGGGTCGTACCTAACGATGCAGGCTCATCAGTCAGGGCCAATCCGGTCAGATAGGCTTTCCCTGTGTCTGCAAACTTTTCATAGAACTCACATGAGGTATGTAAAAGCTG